TGGCCGCGATCACAAGCACGATCGGGTTTGCCGCCAAAAAAGCTAAGGCCGTGGATATGCCGGAAATGATGCCGGCGATCGGAGAAATGACAGCGATCAGCCCGACGATCACCCCAATCGACGCCTGCACAGCCGGATCGAGGCTTGCAAACCACTGCATCAGCGCTGCGAGTTTTTCGGTTATCGTAGTGACGATCGGAAGCACAACCTCGGCGAGGCTTGCCATGGCCTCCTGAAATCGCAGGTTTGCGTCCTGATTCGCAAGCATCTCCTCGTTGTTCTTGGCCCACGCGTCATAGGTGTCGTTCAGCCCTGTCTTTGAAAGCGTTTCCAACGCGAGGTTTTGCTTTTCGGCGTCTGTAGCGCACTGCGAAAGCTGTGTGGAAAAATTCTCCGCACCGACTCCCAGACGATCGAGCAGTTCTCCGAAAGCGCCGGTCGCTTTTCCCGTCGCGAGCGTTTCCTGCAGGCTGTCCGCGAGACTTTCGACCTTGAGCGTGTCCGGAAACCGCTGCGCTGCGCCCGCAAGCCCCTCCACCGCTTTCTGCAGGTTGCTTTCTGTAAAGCCCGCCTGCAAAAGGTTGGATGTCGCTTCGACGGCGCTGTCTGTTTCCCCGGACTGTATCGCAAAAGCACGCCACGCCTCGCGCGCGGCATCTACGCTCACGGAGTTGTCTTGCGCGTTCGCGTCGAGTTTCGACAGATCGGAGCGCAATTCTTCGGTTGCCGGGACGGTCGCATACAGCGCGCCGGCAAGTCCGACCGCTGCAGTTGTTGCAGGTTTAAACGTGTCGGATACTTTTCCGGCAGTCGTCGAAATCTTGCTTGCAAGTCCCTGTGCTTTTTCTCCTGCTTTGTCAAGCGATTTTTCCGCATCCTGCGCCGCATCAGCCAGCTCTTCCACCGGCTTTTCATCGATTTTTTGCACGCTGTCCGCTGTTTCTGCCGCTGCCTTTTCGGCTTTGCGAAGCTCCGCTTCCGTCGCAACGATTTCGCGCTGCAGCGCATCGTACTGCGCCTGCGAGACTTTTCCCTGCGCAAACTGCTGCTGCACCTGCTTTTCGGCGTTTTTTAACGAATCCAGCTTTTGCTTTGTCTGTTCCACGCTCTCCGCCAGAAGCCGTTGCTTCTGCTCGAGCAATGTGACATTGCCCGGGTCCAGCTTCAGCAGCCGTTCGACGTCGCGCAGCTGCTTTTGCGTCGTGCTGATCTCTTTGTTTACGCCCGAAAGCGCTTTAGACAGTGCGGTCGTATCGCCGCCGATTTCGATTGTTATGCCTTTGATTCGATCCGCCATTTACTCACCCTTTCGGAAAAAAGTGGTTAATATCCGCCTGTGTCGCCTTATACGGATACTTCTCCTGATCGTTCGCCTGCTCGATCAGCATATCGTAAACCATGCCCACCGTCATATCGTCGAGGTCTTCGCGGCTCAGTCCCAACTCCGCGCAGCGGAGCATAAAGGTTGCGCCGGTCGCTTCGCGTACAGTTTGTCTTATTTTTTTTTAGACTTTGCTGTTGTCTGCGCGTTGATCGCCCAAAGCTCGAGGATCGCCGGAAGCACCTCGTAGATCGAAAACGTCTCGAATCCGTCGAGCCAACCCTCTGGCGTGTCTGGGATGTTGGCGTCATACTGCCGCGCCATGATGTAGGCGGCGTTTTCAAAAATTTCAAGGTCGGTCACATCAAGCTGAGATTCGTGCACCAGCGCTTCATACGCCTCGCGTTCTTCGGCGGGCGCATCTTCTGCCGGTTTTTTGGCGTGGATGCCCTGCAGCGCTTTGGTGTATGCCTTCTGCAGCTTGTTTAGGTCTTGGATCATGTCCCGGCCGATTTTATGTCGGTAAAGGCGCGGAGTCAGGGCCGATGCCCTAAACCCCACCTCCTTTCCGTCAATCTGAATTCTTTTTTCCATATGCTTTACCTTTCTCAACCTGCGGTAGGCGTATAGACCTTCGTAAACCATGCATTGCGGACGCCCTCCGGCGTCTCACTGGTCGTACGTGCAAAGACGTTGCCGTTTTCAAGGGACGTTGCGGAAATCGTGCTGGTCTGCGTCTGCGGCTCCTTGGTGTCCGTACTCGTCGCGCCGACAATGCCCGGGCGCGTGCCCGTGCAGTTGTACATGCAGTACAAATCGTTGTCGGCGTCGCCGTCGATTTGGAAAAGGAGCGCGAAGCTCTTCGGTTCAACGCCTACATTCTCAACGATCGTTTTGTCGGTGGCGTTGAGCACGTATCCCCAGACATCCTGCAGCATCTTGTCGATAAATCGCGCCATTTCGAGGTCGCCCTCGTATCCGTTGTTTGAGCTAGATTTGTAGTACACAACGCCGTCCGCGTAAAACGGCGTGATCTCGCCGCTCGCCTCGAGCGACAGATTCACGGCGCCCGGCACGGGTACCGGATTTTCCCACGTCGGCGTTTCGCCGTCTGCGGTCATCACCGCGTAGTGCACGTTTTTGATGTTAAACTGCACTTTATTTTCGTTTGTCGCCATTGTTACACCTCAACTTCATACAAAATTTGATAACATTTCTCCGTATCAATATAAGCTTCCGATTTTTTCCAAAAGATCGAGGACAGGGCGCTTTCCACCCTGCCCTCCGCTTCGGGATTTTTATCTTTTGTGTATAGCTCGATCTGCACATGATCGATCGGCTGGTATACGACGCCGTCCGCCGAAAAGTTGTTGCTGTAGGCGGCGAGATAGCAGATGTACGGCAGCTCAGGCGCGCCGTCAATCGGCCATGCCCTGTATACCACGGGCAAACCTGTGCTTTCCAAAAGCTGATATAGATTCTCCAGCGTCATTTTTTAATCACCACTTTCACGGCACCCACGAGCTTATCTGCAGCAGCCTGTTCGGCCGGGCGGATATGCGGCCTGCCGTCCACGCGGCCACCGTTTACCTTCGCATGACCGTTTTCGAGCAGATGCGTGAGCTGCGGCTTTGTGCGGTTGGATATGCGCACCCGGATGTCCTCCGGGCTCTCAAACTCCACCTTGGACATCCAGCCGCGCGCATACTCGCCGGTATCCCGCGGAGATGTCGCTTTCAACGTGCGGACCGTTTCTTTTGCCACGTCCTTCACCGATTTTTTTATACCTTCGGCGACCTCGTCGCTGTAAGCCTTGAGCTCTTTTACGATCTCGATCTCAAGCTCCTGTAACGGGATTTTCCGCGCCACGCGCCACACCCGCCTTTCGCTCGAGATACAGCTCGATGCTATCGTTTCCCGGGTCTAAGTAGGTGCGGTACACGGCATACCGACGCGAATTTTCGCCCGAGCCGATCTGTACGATCTGCTCTCCGTTGTAATTCACGATCGGTGTCACGGCGACAAGCTGCGGCTGCAGGCCGCTCTGTCCGGCGTCTGCCCACTCTGCTCTCGTGACCGACTGCAGGTGCGCCCATACCGACGTTGCTGTCTCCTTCACCGTGACGTTTCCGATCGCGTCTTTTCGATAGCTTTCAGAGATTAGCAAAATGAGATCATCCATCTGCCGCCCCTTTCTGGCCGAAAAGCCGGTTGTTCAGCGCCCACCGCAGCATGCGCGGCATTTGCACGTTTTCCTCGCGTCGGCGGCGGTACAGGTAAGCGGCATACATTTCGACGAGCATCGCATCCTGCACCGTATCCGTCAGCGTGATGCCCTCCTGCGCGATGTAGGCTCTGGCCGATGTAATCAGTACAAGCAAATACAGGTCGAGCGCAGAGCTCGAAACCTGCAGGTCAACCTTTAAAATCTCCAGAATGTCTTCATCCGTCAACGTCAACGTCGCTTACCTCCTTGTTTTTTACTTTGTTACCGAGACCGTATAGACGCGCACCGCGTTGCCCTGCGTAACCGTGATCGTCAGCGGATGCGCTGCGCCGTCCGTCAGCCATGTCACTGTGCCGCCGTTGCGCACGTTCTGGCCGTTGTAGCTGATCGCCACATTCGCGCCAGGCTGGCTGCTGGTTGCCTCGATCTTTGCGCTCGTCCCGGTGGGTGCGAGCGTATAGCTGTATGTACCCGTTGCAAATACGGGCGACAGCGTCTCTGTGCCGACTGCCAGCGCGGTAAGCTGCGCGTCGTTTGCGGTATCTGCGGCAAAGTCCATCACGGTCGTGACTGCCGCATTGTTGATGTTGATCGCAACAAATGCACCCGGGATGACCGGCATACCGTCCGCGCGCTCCTTGCCCTTGAAAACGGTGTTGTCCTGGATAAACTGCACCTCACGGCTGGATTCGATCGTCATACCGGCGCGCAGCGCAAGCAGGTACAGATCACCGTAGCCGCCAATGATGTCGCCGTCCGGGATAAACTCGAGCACATCAATGTCGCCATCGACGACCGGCATCGTGCCCGGGAACTGTGCGACAAGACCGCCCTCATAGTTAAACGCGATCAGCTTTGCGCGAAGCTTGGCGTAAGTTTTGCTGTTCATCGCCCAGAACTGGCGGCCGCGGCTGTAGCGTGTGAAGGTGTTGCCGGCTGCGACAGCCAGTGCGGACCAGAAATTGATCGGTTCGGCCGTGCTGTCCACCTTGAGAATGTTGCTGGTGTGGAGATCGACCCACTCCGGCGCATTCGCCGGATAATCGGAGGGCTTCGAGGTCTGCGCGAGGCGGGTCACGATGCCGAGCGGCATCTTACTCGCCGCGCCCTTGCCGTACAGGATCGCCTTATCTAGCGCGAGGCCGATGCTCTCGGAGAGCATCTCCACGATCCAGCTCGCAAGGTTGATGTCATTGTCCTCGAGGATCGAGTTGCACACCGGCACATAGCCGGATACCTTGAATCCGTCGAGCGTGACCTGATTAAAAACGAAGGTCAGCTCGTTGATCGCGCCGCACATCTCTGTCCACACCGCTTCTGGAACCGTGCCGGCAATGGTCTGGCGCGCCTCGCCGTTGACGTTACGGATACGTACTCGGTTCAGCAGCTTCGAGTACCTGTACATGTTCTCTGCGATCATGTCGAGGAAAACGACCGGAATCGTGAGCTCCGCGCCGGATACGCCGCGCTGCTGTCCCTTCATGCTGCGCAGCTGCACAAAAAATTCGCGTACGTCCTCGCGGGCGACGATTTCGCTGCGCTGCTCCATCGGCAGCGCGTCAAACGCGCGTCGGCTCATGGGCAACGCGCGGATGTTGATATTGGTTTCCATTTTTCTTTCCGTCCTTTCTTTTGTGAGATGGTTTTCTTTGCTTCTGGTCGGAGCAGCTGCCTCGGCCTCGGAAAGCTCCGCTTCAAGGCCTTCGATCTCGCCTGCCAACGCAGCCTTTTTTGCTTCGTGCGCAGTCTTGTCCGCGTCAAATGCCTCTACCTCTTCGGTGACGGCCTGCTCCTGCTCCGACGTTTCTGCTTCGTTGATCGCCGTTTCAATCTCAGCCTCACGCGTGGAAAACTCCGCGTCCCTCTGGCGGAGCGCTTCCAGCTCTGCCTGCTTCTTTTCAATGCTGCGGCGCAGCATGATTGCCTTAAGTGCCATTGTCTTCTCCTTTCAGGCGGCTTTTCATCCTTGCCCGCCATTCCTCTTTTCTGCGTTTCTCTGCCTGCTCAAAATCTTTCCGGCGCGCCTCTACCGAGGTATCCTCATAAGCCGGAAACGTTACGACGGAAACCTCGTATAGCTTCACGGCCTTGATTCTCCACACCGTCGGCACACCGTCCTTGTAATCGACATCCTGATTGAGGATGTCAAAGCCGAAAGAGCACTGATTCACATCGCCACGCTTCACGCGCTCGTAAAGGTTCATTGCATCCCGATCCTGTTGATTGATCGTGACGCTGCCCCAAAGTCCCCGCTCATCTACGCGGAGCGAAAGCGTACCCGCCGTTGTGCGTCCTAGTACAAGCGTCGTGTCGTGGTTAACAAGCGCCCTGACATCTCCATTCGTTTGCCCGTCGAATGCTCCGGGCTCGATCGTCTCATATGCACCATCCCAAAGCTCGTACCGGCTCCCGAATACGGCGAAATATCCCTCAATATAGAGATTTCCGTCCTCGGCACGGGTACAAAAACCTTCGCTCCGCGCCATAGCCGTGCGTTTATACATCATGTGTTGTCACCTCCGTTCAGTTTGTTTTGATTTCCGATCATCCCGCGCGGGATGTAGTTTTCGAGGATCACAAGGTCGTCAAGGCCGGAAAGCGGAGAAAGTCCGATCCAGTCGCGCACCTCGTTTCCGGTCATAATCCCACGCACATACTGATCGTTCGCCACCGCTGCAAGGTCGCGCAGATCATAGTTGTAGAGGCTCCGCGCATTAAACCTAAAAAACCAATCTGGATTGTACAGGAGCTTTTTGGTCATTTCCTGCTCGATGTTCTTCGCGATCGGCATGATCGTGGAGCTAATAAAGTTGTTCCAGGCGTCGCGGTTAAAATCCCCGATACCCAAAACAAAAGGCGGCACGCCGAGAATG